TTCCATTGACCTTGATCTTCTAGCTCCTGTTTACGTTGCTGATCTTTTTGCTTGTAAACATCATCAAGTTTAGTTTTGATGCCTTTAAATTTTTCTTCTCCATCTGCCACTTGTTTTCGTAGTGCAGATAATTGATTTTCATATTCTGCTTTTACAGAATCTAAATTAGGAGCTTGTGGTTGAGTAGATTGTGAAGCAGTTTCAGCCACAGGCTGTTCAGCAGGATTCACAGAATCAGGCTGAATTACTTGTTCTTCGATTGCCATGAATTAATCAGATAATGGGCTAGTAGTTTTCTTTTTTGCAACTTTTTTCTTAGTTGCTTTTGGTTCTGGAGTAACAGGAGCTTTAACACCATTACCCATCCTTTCAGATAGATCAGGTTCTACAAGCTCCCATTTATAAGTTCCGTCAGGTTGCAGAACTTTATCTAGGGATTTAGCCATAAAAATGTATGTACTTGTTTTTTAGTTTACCAAACTATTCAGATTTGGCCTCATTCGCTGATGGTAACACTTCTCCTTGTACTAAAATATCTCTAAATTCTTCTCTATCTATGACTTGCTGATCGAACAATGATGTCAAAGCTGTAATATCTTGACCAATTAATCTTTCAATATCAAAATCTCTACTAATTTTTACTTCTGGTGGTTCGATACCAACATATTCAGCAGATAAATTAAAACATTTTTGAAGTTTTTGTTCTAATTCCATAGAAACCATAGCAAGCATGGAGTTTGTATCAACACGATCTAAACGTCTTGCATCAGCAGATTCAGCTACAAACTTTTGCTGGCTAAGTGTACTAATACCAAGAGTAGCCATTTGCATTTGCAATTCTTTTATTTCAGCAGATTGAGCATCAAAAGCACTACTAGCTGGCTCTACATAATAAATCTTATTACCAGGTTGAGTTGCCATTGCATAATTAACAGATATAGCTAAATCTTTTGTCTGATCGTCATATCCTTCCATTACAAGCATTGGTTGAGATGCAACGTGCAAACTATGAATCAAATCAGCTTGTCTTTGAAAATGTGCGAGATTTAAATATGCAATGTCAAGCAAAGGCGGTTTACTTACTAAATTTTCTGTTTTTCCAGAGTAAATAGTAACTAAAGGTATCTCTCCAAGAGAAAAACTACCAGATTCAACTAATTTATATTCTTGTCCTGTTGTATCTGTACTAAATTCTCCAGCATAAGAATTATCATCGACATCATACATTGCATCAATTTGATCTTCTTTACGAAAAACACGATACCGACCAGGTTCTATAACTCTTACCTGCTCAAATACTTTTTCTCCAAAGTCTCCATCAGGTAACACAGCTTTTTCTCCAATTCTTACCTGTATTAAATTTCCATAATTAGATTCTCTATCTAACCTATAACCAAATAAATTATTAGGATCTACTTCAATCCAATAAGGTCTGCGGTTTTGCTCTCTTTCCTCTGCAAGACTTAATGCACCAGAAGGTGCAGGATAATCCACAAGAATATGACTTTGACCATAAGTAAGCGAACACATTAATAATCTTCTTGCATATTCATCTAAATCTGATCCACAACCATCAACATCCATTTTAAATGTATCTGTCCAATAAGGATCTCCTATAAGTGTTATTGGTTTTCTTAATACAAGACCTGTAGCTGCTCTAATTAATCTTTGAGTAAAAGGAGAAAATACAGCACGATTTACTCTTGCCATATAAGCTGTATAATCTTCTCTTGGCTCTAATGGCAAAAATGCTTCGCTATTTTCTCTAAGATATTCAGTTCCTTCAGTAACAGCTTTCATTATTTCCCACCCTTTCATCATATCCAGAATTGCTCTGTTTTTTGTAAAAGGACTATCTATACCACTAAGAGAGTTAGAGGTTTGAATTTTTGTTCTAATTTCGCCAGGAATTGAATAAGTCATTTAACACCTCCATCTTTTTAATGCTTTATTAATCCTGCTATTAGGATCATTCTTTTTCTTAATATTAGTCATTTTTCTTTTCATGCCTTCCATCCTGTCACAAAAACTCTTTCTTCTTTTTTTCTCTGACTCAGTAAGACCTGATTTTTTAGTAACAGGTGCTTTTAAATTACTACCAGTAGCACGATTATATTTTGCTCTACCTTTTGCAGTAAGACCACCTTTTCTAGATTTTTCCCCTCTACCTAAAGTTAAACTAACAGATTTACGTTTCATTATCTTCCCACCTTTGCCTGTGCTTTTTTATGGGCTTGGGTAAAAGTATCTCCTGCTCTCATTCGCCTTTTCATAAATTCCATATGCTTATCGCTATGGTGTTCAGAATGTTTTTCTAATAGATTTTTTTGGCGAGTGGTAAGTTTCACTTCTTTTTCTTTTTTTTCTTAGAACGTAGTTTTTTAAGATCAGCAGCAGTAATCTTATCCCGTGGTGGAGCAACAGCAGCTAATCTACGTTGCTTCGCTGAGTAAGATGATTTAGGCATTATGCAGCGTTGGTAATAGCACCAGAAGTTATAAAACTAACGCTAACTGTTTCTAAATCACCTGTTGTAGCAGATAAACTTGTTCCTGTTACAATTCCAGAAAAACTTACTTTTTTACTACCAGAAGTATCTAAAAATAATTCAAACTGTGCATCAGCAGCATCTTCTGTAGTTAAAACATCAGCTAATAAGTTTGCAGTTTCATTACCACTAGCTGCTGTATATAGAAAATCAATAGTTCCAGAACCAGAGATTAATCCACCAACAAAAGCTCTTGATGTTGCTCCATGAGCAGTTACATCTAATGTGTCTTTTGTAGTATCTAAAGTCCAACCTGTAGTAGATACAATTGCTTCAGTAGTTCCAGATCCGTTTTTAAATTTAACAGAACCTTCTTCGCCACGAAAAAATGCCATGATCTTTAAAAAAAAGAGTATTTATAAATAGTTTAACTTGTAGTTGACTTTTTTACAGTACCTTTCTTGCTATTTAGCAAATATTGTTGACATCTGTTATCCCAGAGTGCAGGATTACGTTTGCCTTTTACTGCTTCAATAGCATCAAGCATCTCATCAGTAATTTCAATCATTTTTTAGTCCTTTTGGTAGTTTTTTTACGTCTATGTTGATATGTTATCTTCTTACTGCTAGTTTTTTCACGTTTAAAACGTGCTTTTTCACTAGCTGTCATTTCTCCTACTGTCTTAGGTGTCTTACTTGATACACGTTTACTAGGTCGACAAGCAGGATAGCCTCGTTTTTCGCCTTTTGAACGACCACAAGGCTTACCTGTTTTAACATCTACCCAATTTTCTTTAAACCAACGGGTCAAACCACCTTTTGCCCTAGGATTTGGGCTACTTTTTGCCACGTTTTTTCTCCACTCGGTAAGTACCTCCACGTTTTTTGTACTCTCGTACAAGCCACGCATTAGCATAAGCACTAGGATATACCTTAAACTTACGCTTGGCTTCGGCTTTTACTCTAGCGTAAAGAGCTTTATTTACAGGAACATTCACTACGTTTTTTACCTCCCTTCTTCTTCTTTTTCTTTTTCTTCATTCCAGTATGGTAAGGCATAGTAAGAATTAGGTATCTTAATATATTCTAAACGAAGTTTGCCCTAGTGTCTCTGGTTTTGCAAGATTAAATTGTTGCAGACAAAGATAACCAAATGCGTCAAAAGCATGATCAACTCCCAGATTTTTATTTGGTAAACCAGTATTAGGTGCATAAGTCAAAGTTCTAAGTGCTTTTATTAATTCTTTACAACGAGGATGAATAAAAGTTCTTCGATCTCCGTTTGCATCAAGTAATGCAGTATTGACAGCAGTAATTTTATCTCTGATCTTCCACGGACTTTTCGGACTCATAACAGTAAAGCCAGATCTTCTTAAGATCGTATGATCTGTAACTCCAACCCCACTTGTTTTTCTTGCACTACCCGTTGGGTCAGGACAAGCAATAATTCTACGATCAACTCCATACCGCCTTGTAACCTCTTCTGCAAAATCCCAAGTGGTAGCACCACCTGTTAGCATGATTTCATCAAACACATATAGGTTATTGTCATACTTTACCGCACAAATTCCTGCCATAGGGTCAACGTTA